TACTTGTGTGTTAGGGTCATTTACTGCTGCTGTTAAGCTAGTTTCAACGCCAATGATACCACCAATCTCGTGATTAGATGGTGACACCCAATAGCCTTCCGCTTGGTCGGTAGAAGCAATTAAGCCCGCAACCCGTGGCGACATACCTTCGATTCGTGCTGAGTTTGTAACAGGGTCATAAACTTTAACACTTGGGTAAAGCAAATAAGCACGTTCGCTACTGGTATTGAAGTTGATTGTACCACTTGCACCGCGTCCAGCGATAACCTGTTCATAAGTACAGCCGATAGGTGCATCAATAAGTGCAATACCGCGCTGACCGTTCGCTTGGTTAATCATTTCGCTTGAAACGGCAGCGGATGTGCTGTAACTTGGCGCAATAATAATTTTTGGTCGGAAGCCAAACAGCGTATAACAATCTTGCGCAATCGCTAAACCTGAGCGTTTGCCTGTTGTTGAATTGTACCCGCCGATAATATCAGCGGCAGTTACGTTAGCAGGATTACCAGCGTGTTTAACAGGGTCGTAGACGTTTACAACAACAACTAACCCAGCGCCTTGGTCAAAAATACCATCTAGCGCATAAGGAATGGTAAAACCAGCGGTAAATGTGCCGAATTGAGCAGCATCTACGTCTGACATTACTAAAGTAGGGGTGTTGATTGCACCAGTTGGGGCAGTACCTACCAATAAAATTACAGCGCTCTTAACTACTGAGACAGGGCGAGCGCCAGATGTGACGGCGATGGTCTCAACGCCGTGTAAGTAACTTGCTGCCATTATTCTTGTGCTCCTTTCTTAGTTGATTTTGTTTCAACTGGTGCGACAACTGGGGTTAAATAACCATTTGCTACCAGTGTTTCTACATAGTCACAATCTGGTAAATCAACTGAATTATTAGGGTACATTTCAAATTCAGCACCGTTAATAGTAACAAATTGTGGATTGCTTCCTGTGAATAAATAGGTATTCATATTCATATTTATAGTCCTGTGGTTGTGGTGATTGATTTAATGGTAAAAGGGTCTTGTTTTTGTTCTGGCGCAAAGGTCATTAAGCAGGTCGATATACTAAGCGCATACTTCCACCACCCGCTTTGTGCATCAACAAAACGCTCTTCTTCAACAGCCAATGGGTACATTGCACCAACATTAGCACCTTGCAACGCTTGCCGTGCATTATCTAGCAAGGTATAAGCGTCGCTATGTTTGTTAGCGTCAGGGTAAAGCAAAATCACACTTAATCGCACTTCGCGTATTTGATTTTGTGCTCCCAGTCCGTTTGGTTTTATAAAGCGCGAACCTTGGTATTGCACATAAAAGCCACCCCGTGGCATTTTACTAACCAACACCGCATCATCGCCGCTCGGCATTACTGCAATTGTAACCAATGGCATTGCTGTTTTTAGCAAACTAACGATGTTTTGTTCTAGTGTTAGCATTTGATTCATGAGCGAACCGCCTTGTTAATTGCTTCCTTTATAGAAGCATCAATACTTAGCCGATAAGAAGCTGGCAAATTACCATCTTCTGGTAATATTGGGCGAGCTGGAATTGTTACTTTTTTAGCATAAATAAACTTGCCGCCACTTCCCTTGAACTTTAAGGCTTTTGCACCGTATCGCTTGCCAATACTGTTCGTACCAGAATCATGCGGCTTGGCTGTAATAACCATACCTTTTTGATGGATAGGCGCATAGGCGATAGGTGTTCCGATAATTACCTTATCGCCTTCTACTTTTGCCATAAAGCTTGCCGATAGTGTACCTGTATCACGCAAAGGCTGCCCCTGTCTGAAAGCTAGTTTTTTCCATGCGTTTCCGTAAGGGTCTCGTCCTTCCTTAAATTGTTCGGCTATTACACCTTGCACTAAATCATTGCCAATTATACGCAATAGCCTGTTTGATGATAATACATCACCTAGCGCATTCAGCTTCCGCTCAAGCCCACTGGAATTAATGGTGAAGTTTATCATAACGGTGTCCAGTCCTGCCCAATACTAGCAGGATTTAACGGTAAATAAGGGTCATGCTGTTGCTTAAATTTATCGGTGTTATAGCGCAATGTACGCGGTGTGCTTGCCATGCTTGACGTTTGCGCTGTTGCCGTAACGCCAAATTGCTCAGGTGTAAAATTAGCAGACTTTAAGAATCGCATCGCTGCGTCATATCCTGCTTGAACTTGGTCGCTCATTGATAAGGATGAGCTAATCCATAACCAATAGCGAGCAATATGCAACGCCTTATCTGTTATCGCACTGGGGTAAATAACCGCAAAGCGATAAAAGGCAAAGCGTGAACCCAAGACCCCATCAACCTCCTGCGTAGCTTCATTACAAGCTAATTGCAAGCGGTCGTTATCAATACTAAGCCCGCCCGTTAATTGGGCAAGCTCGGCATTATCAAAACGATTGAGTAGGTCTTGGGAGTCAATCACACTAATAAACTCATGCAGTCATTTTAATAACAGCATCTGGGCGAGTAACCAAGTGCAACGGGTTAGATTGTGCCTCTAACAAAATGCCGCGGTTACGTTCCATTTCAAACGCTTTTGCGTACATAGGTAAGCCCATAGTACCAACGGTCTCCATGTAGTCCGCAGGCGCAAAATAAGACACAAACAAGTCCGCAACACCTTCTGGGCATAAATAAGCTTCGTTGTCGGCAATGTAGCCACCGCGGTAACGAATGAACTCAACACCACCAAATACAAATGACTGAGTTGTGTCACCACGTACAGCAGCCGCATCTTGTGAATAGATGTAAGTATTAACAATTGACTTGTTAGCAATCAACGCTGCCCAGAACGCTTTACCGCAAAACGCCTTATAACCTGTTGGTGCTGCGTTGCCCAATGCTGCTTCCGACGCTGTGATAGCTGTAAAAAGCTGACCACGCACATCGCTTGCTGTTGCCACACCTGTTAGCACCTGTTGCGTCAAACCAAATTCATTGAACAGGTTGATTAATGGTGTACCATCAGCATCTAATACGATACCTTGTAAAGCAGTAGCGCGTTGGTGCTCGTGTGTCATTTCAATTTGGTTACGTAGACGAGCAACAGCACGGTCACGAACAAGAGTAATCGTATCCATTGAGCTATCACCGAATGCGCGGCGGTTTTGCAATGAATCAGCAAGGATAGGCTCCATAGTCGCAATGCGTGGCGCTTCAAAAGTTTTACGAGTGCGTTTTTCTTGAGATACAACACTAGGTGCTGTACCGCGAGCAGATGTTTGGATTAAACCCAATGCACCATCGTATAGTTCAATTGTTGCCGTAGTAGTGGTAACGCCTGATTCAGAAAACAAACCAGCTTTAGCAATACCGTTAGGAACATAAGGCGCTTTATAAATAGCTGCCGTTAATTCTGACAGGCTAAAACCATCAGTATTAATAATATCGTTAATCAACATGGTTAAACACCTCGTACAATAATAAAGTTAGACGCTAACGACGTAATTGCCGCTGTTTTCTGTGCTGCTGTAATGTTTGCAGCAAAAGTTAATTTAAGTGCATTCACCTCAGCCTCGCGCACAATAGCTACCGCTGTTTGTGGTGCGTTAGTTGCGTCTACGTCATAGCCCAATACGGCAACAGCTACTTGCTCGCCAGTTGTTGCCTCTGGGTTATGTTCTACGTATTGACCGCTTGCTGTAACTTTACCCAATACAGTACCAGCAACCAACTTGCCCCCCCCGATAACAACCGAGTCGCGGCTGATTGTGCCGTCACCTTCAGATAATAAAAACGCTAAAGCGCGTGGATTTTCTACTTGTGTTCCTGTACGCATTATTATGCTCCTTGATTGTAACGGTTAGCGCCGTAGACTTTGCTCGAGTCAAAAGCAGGTTTTTCGGCTGGTTGTGTTGTTGCTGCAAACAAAGCAGCATTAGCTTTAGGTTTTAACGCTTGCATATCAGCAGATACAACTGCGAAAGCTGCACTATCCATAGATAAATATGGCTTAATAGCTTCGTCTGTTGCTTCTTTGCCGATAGCTGCAAACAAAGCTTTTACTTCGTTAGTGCGAGCCGCTAGCTGTTTTGCTGCAAACTGTTCTTTTAATGTTGATAATTCCACATTGGTAGCCTCAAGCTGCGCTCTCAATGTGGCGTTTTCTTCTTGCAAGGCTTTTACTTCCATGCGGTTATCCTCTTTTTTGGTTGGGTTTTGTGAAAAAATCGCTAATGATGTTGCGCTATCAGCGCCCAAAGCAACAACGGACACCTCGCGGAGTACGGAATTGCGTAAGATAGTTGCGGGATATTCGACAGTTAAGCCGTTGACAACTTCGCTTTGACCTTCAATCAATTCTTGCTGCTGATAGTCATATAAACCAACAGATAGTTGCCAAGTTATACCAGCTTGCGCCTTCTGGCATACACGTTGTGCGTCGTCGTCAATAGCGCTAACCAGTAAACCATTGACCAGCACTTTACCGTCTTGTTTGACTGCCGTAGCAGTGCCGATAACGT